TCGATACAGCACAAGAAACTTTCACTGCTAGATACACTCACGAGACACTTGCTTTAGCATTCGCAATCACTGAAGAAGCGATTGAGGATAATTTGTATGATAGACTTGCGTCTAGATATACAAAAGCATTAGCTAGATCTATGGCAAATGCAAAACAAGTTAAAGCAGCTAACGTGTTAAACAATGCGTTTAGTTCGTCTTTCACAGGTGGTGACGGAAAAGAGCTTTGTGCTACTGACCACCCAATTGTTGCTGGAACATTCAGAAATGAATTGTCAACTGCAGCTGACTTAAACGAGACATCGTTAGAGCAGTCGTTAATTGACATAGCAGCACTTGTAGACGAAAGAGGCTTAAAAATTGCAGCAAGAGGACTTAAATTAATAATTCCTTCTGCGCTACAATTTACAGCTGAGAGACTTATGAAGTCTCAAGGAAGAACTGGAACTGCAGATAATGATATCAATGCTATTGGTAACATGGGAATGATTCCACAGGGTTATACTGTGAACCATTACTTAACTGATACTGATGCATTCTTTATCAAGACTGATGTACCTAATGGACTAAAAATGTTCGTTAGAGCACCAATCAAAACTGCAATGGAAGGTGACTTCGAAACTGGAAACGTAAGATACAAAGCTAGAGAGAGATATTCTTTTGGATTCTCAGACCCTAGAGGTATCTTCGGATCACCAGGAGCGTAATCTAAATAATTTTAAGGCGGGACACAATCCCGCCTTAATTCAACAATAGAAAGAATAAATGCACCCAAAACAATTTAGAGTCCAAATATCCGCATATCAGTATTATGCTGACTTTATTATTGAATGCATAGAAACCCCAATAGATATAGAAAATGCTATCATTGACAGATTAGGAAAATCTGATATAAAATGGGAGTATCTTGGAGAAATGCATGATCCAAGAATAAATAGAATAACCTATGAGGAGGTTATTAATGGAGGCGATAATGCAACAACTAGAAAATCTATACTCTCAGAAGAGAGTGTTGGATCTAGAATGGGAGCAGGAGCATCTGAAAGAGGGTAGATACACTCTCAACATGGTTAAGATTGACAGAAAAGTCAAAGAGGTTCTTAGCCATATAAGATCAGCTGAAGCTGAAAAAGCACATCTTCAGAATAAAATCGATGATGCGGCTCCTCAAGTTTCTGTAGCTACTTAATAAAAAGCTACATCGTTGGAAAAAACACATCCACATTACAGGCTCTCTTGCGCTCTATCAAAAACTAGTATATAAATTAATTACTATACAATTAATTAGAACGTAAACGAGTATAGTCGACGGCCTAGAGATTACGTTCGGAAACTAGGAGGATATAATTATGGCAAATACAACTTTTTCAGGTCCAATACGATCTGAAAGTACAATTAAAACTGTTAGCAAAAACGCTACTACTGGAGCAATCACTGAAGTATCAACATTTGGTGATGGACCAGTAAGTCTTTCTGATGGTGATGTAACTCTTACAAATGCAACACACAGCGGAAGAATCTTACTTGTTCCAGATGGAAGTCAAGATAATACATACACTCTTCCAGCTCCGATAGCTGGATCTGTGTTTAGATTTGTTTACGCAGGAGGGGCTGCTGATGCGACTGACGCAATCATCGTTACTCCAGGTAACTCAAATTTTTACGTAGGTGGAGTTACGTTTCTTGACCAAGATGGTAATGAAGTAAGTGCAGTTTTTTCTGATGGAAACTCAAACAGTTCAATACAGTTAAATGTCCCACAAGGATTTGATATAACTATTGTTGGAAAAGACACAACTAATTACCAAATTTTTGGTAATGTAACATCTACAACTGCGCCAGCATTTGCAGATCAATAATAACAATTAATGTGAGGGCTTCGGCCCTCACAGTTTCTTAATTAAGGAGGGAAACATGGCAGACACAGTAACAGGACCAACTATCTTACAACAGAACGATAAGAGAGTTGTTATTAAAATAGTAAACCAATCAGACGGAACAGGTGGAACTACAGTTTTTGGAGATGTATCAGCACTAGATGCTAGATCAGATGGAACTGCAGTAGCTCACTTAGGATTGCTTAGAGTTTGGTATTCATGTCAAGGTGGCGATGGTGGAGACGCTTTTGCACGTTTAGACGAAGAGGACTCAGATGGAGATATTCCTATCATTGGATTAACAGGAGCAGGATATTGGGATTTTAGAGAATTTGGTGGAATACCAGCAGATAAATCTAGCAACAGTAACCAAAGTGATGTTAATTTCGTTGTACCAAGCACCGCTGATTCTGGTAACATGTATACGATTATAGCAGAATTTCAAAAAATTTATTAGGAGTAACGAATGGCCAATACAACTTCAGGCACAGTTACTTTTGACAAAGGTTTTGCAGTTGATGATATCATTGCAGAAGCGTATGAGAGAATTGGTTCACAAGTAACATCTGGTTATCAATTAAGATCTGCGAGAAGATCTTTGAACATTCTTTTTCAAGAATGGGGTAATAGAGGTTTGCACTATTGGGAAGTAGGAGACACAAATATTGATCTTATTGAGGGTCAAGCAGAGTATGTCTTCTTTAGATCAAGTGCTGATGGCACATCAGCAGTTACCGTAGGTGGAACAAGTGGATCAAGCACTTTTGGTGTTGCAGATATATTAGAGGCAACTTTTAGACAAAACAGAACTTCGACTGATCAATCTGATTCAGCAATGACAAAGATTGATAGATCTACATATTCTAGTTTGTCAGGAAAATTATCTAAAGGAACTCCCTCTCAATATTTTGTTCAAAGATTTATAGATAAAACAACTGTCACTATATATCCAACACCAGATTCAACAGCTGCTACAAAAGATATGCACATATTTTTTGTAAAAAGAATACAAGATGTAGATTCAACATATACAGATGCTACGGATGTGCCGTACAGATTTGTACCATGTATGGTCTCAGGACTAGCTTTTTATCTGGCTCAAAAATTTGCACCAGATAGAATACAAGCTATGAAACTATATTATGAAGATGAATTAGCAAGAGCATTAGCAGAAGATGGATCTTCTTCTAGTACAATAATAACACCTAAAACTTATTACCCAGGAACATAATGGCATTTGCAAGAGGAAAAAAATCAAAAGCAATATCTGATAGATCAGGAATGGCTTTTCCATATGAAGAAATGGTGAAAGAATGGAATGGTCATTTTGTTCACAAATCTGAGTATGAAGCTAAACACCCTCAATTAGAATTAAGATCTAGATCAGGTGATGCACAAGGTTTACGAGATGTAAGACCTGATAGAACTGAAAATGATGTTTTAATACTTTTAGGACCAAATCCTTTTGAAACTATATCCGCTAGCTCTGGTATAATAAATGTTTTTGAGGTGGGTCATGGAAGATCTACTGGAGATACTGTAAGATTTAGAGGTCCAATATTTACAACATCAGACCCAGATGGTTTTCAGAACCCTAATACTTTTGATGGGATCACAGGTTCAAATTTAGCAAAAGCTGCTGGTTATTCGATTACTGTTGGTAAAAGAGATTCTAGTGGCAATATAGAAAATACAGAAAATTTCTACCACTTTACTGTTGACACAGATACTGCTACAAGTGGTGGAGTATCAGGAGGAGGCAATAATTGTTCGGCTGGTCCGGCAACATTGATAGTGTAATATGGCAGGTTTAAGTGCATCAGGATTAAAAACACAAATAAGAAGCTATACAGAAGTTAGTTCAACTGTTTTATCAGACAGTGTTTTAGAAAATATTATTTTAAATGCACAATATAGAATTTTTAGAGATATTCCTATTGATGCAGATAGAAAAACATCCACAGGAAATTTTACATCTGGAACAGGCACTGTGCTTGTGCCAGCAGGAGCTGTATTTATTAGAGCAGTACAGGTTTATACGGCAACTGGATCTACCTTTACTGGTGCTAATACATACCTAGAAAAAAGAGATATTACATTTTTAGAAGAATATATTGCAGCAACCACATCCACTGGAACACCAAAATATTACGCAATGTTGGATACAGGGGCAACTGGAGAGAGTTCATCAAACTCTGGATCTATAATTGTATCACCAACACCAAGCGCAACTTTTGCATACAAAATACATTACAACGCAGCGCCAGCATTATTAGAAGGTGATGGTACTAATTATATTAGTATGAATTTTCCAAATGGTCTGCTATATTGTTGCCTAGCAGAAACTTATGGTTTCTTAAAAGGTCCAGCTGATATGCTGCAATTGTATGAACAAAAATATCAACAAGAAGTACAAAAATTTGGAGGAGAACAAATAGGTAGAAGACGAAGAGATGACTATACAGATGGAGAACCTCGTATACCTGTCAGATCACCGACACCTTAAGGATTAAATTATGGCATCAACATTTTCAGATCTTGGTATAGAACTAATGGCAACTGGCGAAAACGCCGGTACATGGGGAACAAAAACTAATACTAATTTACAAATTGTAGAAAAAGCAATCGCTGGTTACGTAGAAAAATCTATTGCTGGTGGTGCACAAACAACAACATTAACAATTACAGATGGTGATACAACAGAGTCTACATCCGTTGCAAGACACGCTGTAATAAAATTAACAGGCACAATTACAGGTAATCAAATTGTAACTGTTCCAGATTCAATTGAAAAAGTTTATATCATAGCGAATGGAACAACAGGATCTTTTACTGTTCAATTTAAAACTGCATCAGGAACTGGTATAACTTTTGGTGCATCTGATAAAGGAACTAGATTAGTCTTTTCTGATGGAACAAACATAGTTGATGCAGGTGGAAGTGTTGGAGCACATGATTTAAATGGTGAGGTATTAACTTTAGATGCTGATGCTGATACGACAATTACAGCAGACACAGATGATCAGATAGATATTGCAATCGCTGGAGCAGATGATTTTAGATTTACAGCAAACACATTTACTGCTTTATCAGGAAGTAGTGTCGTTATACCTGATGGTGGTTTAACTTTAGGAAGCACAGCGGTCACTTCAACTGCAGCAGAATTAAATATTTTAGATGGTGTAACTTCAACAGCTGCAGAGTTAAACATTTTAGATGGAGTTACTTCAACTGCAGCGGAACTTAATATCCTAGACGGAGTTACCGCAACTGCAGCAGAATTAAATTTAGTTGATGGTATTACAGCAGGAACGGTAGCTGCATCAAAAGCGGTAATAGTAGATTCCAATAAAGACATATCTGGATTTAGAAATTTAAGTATTACAGGAGATCTCACTGTTGCTGGTGATGATATTACTATGGGTACAAATACTGCAGGTAATTTATTAGTTGCAGATGGTACAAACTTCAATTCAATAGCCGTAGGTTCGTTATCAGAAATATCTTCAGTAGCTAACGATGACGTATTATTAGCAGTTGATACTTCAGGTGGTGGTCTTAAAAAAATTGCTAGATCGACACTTGTATCAGGACTAGCTACATCAGGTGCAATATCAAATGTAGTGGAGGACTCTACACCACAACTAGGTGGTGATTTAGATGTTAATGGTAATGCTTTAGTATCTACATCAAATGGTAATATTGCTTTAACACCAAACGGAAGTGGAGTTGTTAGAATCGATGGATCTAATGGTATTGACATACAATCAGGATCTATATCAATTAAAAACTCTGGCTCTCAGTCTTATGTTGATTTTTATTGTGAATCATCAAACGCTCACTACGCTAGATTACAAGCACCCGCTCACTCAGCTTTTTCTGGTAATATTACATTAACTTTACCAGCTACCACGGATACAGTTGCAGGTATAGCGGCAACACAAACTTTTACAAATAAAACACTAACTTCACCAAAAATAAATGAAGATGTGGCTGTGACTGCAACAGCAACAGAAATAAATTTATTAGATGGTGTGACTTCAACAACTGCTGAGTTAAATATATTAGACGGGGTAACAGCTACTGCGGCAGAGCTTAATATTCTAGACGGAGTTACTGCAACTGCTGCGGAACTTAACATATTAGATGGTGTTACATCAACAGCAGCAGAGCTTAATATTTTGGATGGCGTGACTTCTACAGCTACAGAATTAAATATAATGGATGGTGGCACATCAGCAACCTCTACAACTTTAGTGGATGCTGATAGACTTGTAACAAATGACGCTGGCACCATGAAACAAGTGGCGTTAACAGATGTTAAAACATACTTATCAAGCGCAGGATTTAGCACGGATGATCCGACAGCTCTTGCAATTGCGTTAGGTTAGGTTATAAAGCAATAGGAGGATATAAATGGCAAATACTTTCAAAGTGGTGACTTTTGCAGCAGAGCCTAATTCTGCAGGCACACCTTACAAAATGTATACTGTAGCATCTAGCACGACGACAGTTGTACTAGGTTTAATACTTACTAACATTCACAGCTCTGCAGTAACTGCAGAAGTAGAATTAGTTAGTGATACAGCTAACAGAGGAGGTGCAAATGATGTTGCTAATGGCACATCATTTTTAGTCAAAGATGTTTCCATACCAGCAGGTAGTTCACTAGAATTATTATCTGGTGGTAAAGTTGTATTAGAGGCCACAGATGAAATTAAAATAGATTGTTCTGTTGCTGATAAACTTTCAGGAACATTGTCAATAATGGAGATAACATAATATGTCGTACATCGGTCAGCAGCCTGCATTAAAAGCGTTGACAGCTGGAGATATAGCAGACGATCTAATTACGTCTGCTAAATTAAATTATTCAGAATCAACACTTACGGATGGATCTACAGTTACTTGGGATGCATCTACACAAGATGTATGTAAATTAACTTTGGGTGGTAATAGAACATTAGCTGCCCCTACTAATAGCTCGACTGGACAATTTATATCTATTCTTGTTATACAAGATGGTACAGGTTCAAGAACTTTAAGTTTTAATGCTGTTTATGAATTTAAAGATGATACTGCACCAACGTTAACAACAACAGCTAGTAAAGGAGATGTTTTCGTTTTCAGATACAACGGATCCAAATGGTTAGAAGTTGGTAGAAATCAAAATTTAACATTATCATAATATGTTTGCATTAGTAGAATCAGGAAAAATTACAAGATATCTTAATGGTAATAGAGGCTTTACTATCGGAGACGTTCAATATCCAAGAACAATTTTTAGTTTGTGGTCTAAAGATGAAAGAGAATCGATAGGCGTATACGAAGTTGAAATAGACAATACAAATAAAAAAGATGAGAAATGGTATATTAATACTGATATATCTTATTCGTTTAATGGTAATAAAGTTGTAGGATCCTATGGTGCAGCCACTGCAAAAGCGCATGCAGATTCTCTGTACACTGAAGAAGATAAAACAGATGGTAATATACCAGAAGGTAAAGATGTAGGTGATGTTGCAGTTGAAGGATTAAAAACAATACTAATTAAAACTTTAAAATCACAAGCTGCAAATGAATTACAAAATACAGATTGGTATGTTATTAGAAAAGCAGATGCAGGAACAGCTATACCTAGTAATATAACTACACATAGAGCAGCTGTAAGAACTAAATGTTCAGAAATGGAAACAGCAATTACAAACGCTGCAGATACACCAGCACTTGAGACTTTATATACTTACACACGACAAGAGGATGGATCTGTTACTAGACCATTAGGTGAACTCCCAACACTGGAGAGTTAATGCCAATAAATAGTTTTTTATATCCAGGAGCTAGAGTAGTAACCCCTTTTACAGTTGCTAATTCTGTTAGATTTAACAATGGTAGTAGTGATAGTTTAAATAGAACAGTATCAAGTGCATCAAATAGAAGAACATTTACTGTGTCTTTGTGGTGTAAAAGATCAAATTTAGGAGTTTTAAGATCTCTCATAGGAGCTGATAGTGGAAGCGGAACTAACTTTGGATTGCAATTTCAAACAGATGACACATTAGCGGTCTTTGAGGGTGCAAGCACGTTTTTAATTACAACTCAGGTTTTTAGAGACCCTAGTGCTTGGTCACATTTTGTATTGGCTGTTGATACAACTAATAGCACTGCTGATAATAGAATTAGACTTTATCATAATGGAGCAGAAATCACTTCTTTTGGAACAAGAAATAATCCATCACAAAATACAGATTTAGCTTGGAATAACAATGTTGATAACACAATTGGGGCAGATAAACCAACATCAGGTATAAGAAATTTTTTTGATGGTTATTTAGCTGAAGTCGTAAATATTGATGGCTCACAATTAACACCAAGTTCATTTGGTCAATTTAATAATGATAGTCCTACAATATGGGAACCAATTGATGTAACAGGGTTAACTTTTGGTAATAATGGTTTTTACTTAGATTTTGAAGATAGTTCAGCTTTAGGAAATGATGTGTCTGGTAATGACAATGATTTTACAGCAGCTAATCTTACATCTGTAGATCAATCCACCGATACTTGTACTAATAATTTTGCAACATGGAATTCTTTAGTGCATTCTTCAACATCAGCAGTTTTTTCAGAGGGTAATTTAAAAGTCGTTCCTCAAGATAATACAAGTGTAAATTATACCACTTCAACAATCGCTATGCCTCAAAGTGGCAAATGGTATGCGGAATTTAAAAAATTAGTAAATGATGATAGATTAGCAGTTGGGATAATTGATACTAATTTACAAACAGGAATTATTCAAGCTAATAGTTATATAAAAGATGTTGTTGCTGGTGGTATTATATATGATTCAATAAATGGAAAAATATCTGGTAATAATGGAGATATTCAAACAGGCTTAACAACCGCTGGAAATAATGATATTATAGGTATAGCTGTTGATATGGATAATAAATTATTTTATGCTTATGTTAATGGAACATTAGTCAATAGTGGTGGTAGTGGTGCAAGTTTTTCATATTTAACAGGAACTTTTGCTTCTTTTTGGGTTGGAGATGTATCCGCGAGTGGATATGATAACTGCGAAGCAAACTTTGGATCTCCACCTTATAGTATCTCAACAGGAAACAGTGATGCAAATGATTATGGTAATTTTGAATATGCAGTGCCATCAGGATATTATGCACTTAATACAAAAAACTTAGCGGAGTTTGGATAGTGGCTTATACAGATATAGATGACCCATCTTTATATTTTAATACCTTAATTTGGACAGGTGCAAGTACTGCTTCTGGTAGAGATTTTACAGGAGTAGGTTTTCAGCCTGATTTAGTATGGTGCAAAACAAGAAATGCTTCGAATGGTCATAAATGGTTTGATAGTGTCAGAGGAGCTGGAAAATCATTACAATCTGAAAGCACAAGTGCAGAAGTAACTAATGATGGTAATGGTTATATAGATAGTTTTGATTCAGATGGATTTAGTTCTGTTGCTGGTAGTACTAATAACTATAACTTTAATAATAGTTCAACAACAATTGTTGCATGGAATTGGAAAGCTGGTGGCTCCGCATCGTCAAACTCTAATGGAAGTATAACGAGTTCTGTATCAGCTAACACCACTGCTGGATTTTCTATTGTTACATATACTGGTTCAGGTTCAAATGCTACAGTCGGACATGGACTTGGCTCAGTTCCTCAAGTAGTAATTGTTAAAGATAGAACAAACAATATAGGAAACACTAATTGGAATGTTTATCATGCTGGAAATACTTCAGAACCAGCAACAGATGTTTTAGCTTTAAATGGCGACTCTGCAACATCAGACAGTAACATATATTGGAATGATACAGCACCAACATCAAGTGTATTTAGTTTAGGCACTGCTGGACAAGTAAATGACAGTAGCGATAATTATGTGGCTTATTGTCTTACAGAAAAACAAGGGTATAGTTCCTTCGGATCCTACACTGGTAACGGAAATGCAGACGGACCATTTATATATCTTGGATTCAGGCCCGCTTGGTGTATGTTTCGTAATACAACAGGCGATAAATGGTCTATATATGATGCAAAAAGAAGTCCATCTAATGTTGTAGATGATAACATAAGAGCAAATCTAAGCGATGCAGAAGTAGATCAATCCGGTAAAGAAGTAGACTTTTTATCTAATGGTATAAAAATTCGTACAAATAGTGGCGAGTGGAACGGTAACGGCCATAACATAATATTTTTTGCATTTGCAGAGGCTCCATTTACAAATTCATCAGGGGTGCCTTGCAATGCTAGGTAAAATAAAATATAAGGAGTAATCATGGGATACATAGGAAAACAGCCGATAGTAGGAAACTTTCAAGTTTGTGATGCTATATCTGTTGTAAACGGACAAGCAGCATATACTATGCAAGTTAA